CGATTGCTGCGCCAGTTCCAGTTTCGCCAAGCAGATCTACCTCTGGACTTACAATTTGACCTGCGGCTCCACCACCAGCGCCAGCAATAGCACCACCTAAAAGTCTTTGACCAACAGGAAGTGCTGCACCACCCGTGCCAGAAAAACCTGCGCTAGAAATTACAGGGGCAAGTCTAGTTAATCCAAGTAACCCTGCTCCAGCACCTAAAACTGGAGCCGCAGCAATTCCAAGACCAGCTTGTAATAAAGGAACTGTTACATTTTGTCTAATTGCCAAATTTTCTGCGGCACGTTCCTCTGGTGTAATTTGCCTACGACGAGCAAGAATACGTCCAGTTACAGCAGACGTATCTTCCGGCAATGTTTGCTCAGTCAATGCAGCATTTACATTAGATGGTTCTTGTTCAACTTTTTGTGCAGAAGTTCCACTAAAATCCTCTGCTGTAGCCAAACCAGATGAAATTGCTCTAGCCATAACTTCTTCTCTAGAAGTTCCATCAGGAATCCCTTTAACCAAAACTCCATTTGGAAGTCTGATATCCATTAGCGAACCCCTTTAGATGGAAGATCATTCCAATTAACTTCTTTTGGTTGGCTACCTCCACGTGCTTGCCTTCCCAACGGGATTGGCGAATCTTCATAAGCAAGTTCAAGTTTTTCTTTTTGTCTTTTTGCAAGACTTTGAGCTTGGCGAACAACATCCCTCATTTGATCAGGAAAGTTTTTAGATGCAGGGTCAATTTTCTGAACAGCGTCACTTATAAACTTCCATTCCTGAACCGCCATGTTTCCAAGTTTTCCTGACTCAGTAGCGGCTTGTCTACCGTAGGCCATGACCTTTCCTTTAAATGTTTCTAATTGCTGTTCAGCACTTCTAGCCTGACCTAAAGGTTTAGACCACAGATAGCTACTCCATCCTGTAGCCCCACCCAAACCAGGGTGAGGTTTGATCCCCTTTTCTTGATTTCCAAGCAATGAATCTGTTAATTTTTCCAATTCATCTGCTGTATCCTGTGCTGATTTAACAAATGACTCATCTGCTGCATAATCTTTACGAAGTTTTACTTGTTGTTGTTGAGTTAACGGCTTTTCTTGAGATCCACCAGATCGAATTAAAGCCATCTCCCTCATTGCATCTGCACGTAATTGCGCGATATCCCTTGCTGTATCACCGCGTTCCCTTGCTGCTTGAATAAGAGCATCATTACGTTGTTGTGCTTCTATGGCACGTTGCTCCCTAGCGGCCGCTTTATCCGCAGTTGATTGCAATACGGCCAATACTTTATCTGGTTGACCATACTGCGTTACAACAGAAAGGATTTGGTCGTTTGTAGGATTTGGGCCTAATTCAGCTAATTTCTGGCGGAGTTCATTTTCTTGGCGAATTGATAACTCTGCTTTTTGTGCGGTAGCAGTTTGCGCCCGAATTTGAGACTGTTTTTGCATTAAATCTCTGCCAAAAGCAGACAGAGACATTGCAAGTTGTGGATTTCCCATCTCAGAAGCCATCCTAGCCCCTTGAGCAAGTGACTCAGGATCATTAGGATCTACATTACGCAGAATCTGTTGCTGTTGAGCAATCATCTTTAACTGAGGATCTTCTACACCAAGCAGAGAGCCAATCCCGCGACCAAGACCAATGCCAGCGGAATAGAATCCAGCAGACGCTTGTTGTAAAGGACTGAGTCGAGCAAACTCTATTGCTTTCGCTTGATCTTCTTCAGCCTGAGAGCGCTGATACCTCTCAGGAGTAAGACCGAATAAACCTCCTACGATTGAGTCTTGTGCCATGATTAGTCCTTAGTAATTCGAGTTACCAAATTCATCAAAGGTTGGGATATATGGTGCAGTCATTTGACCGCCGCCAAAAAATCCGCTGATTTGACTTCCTAGTTTAGAGAAATCAGTTTGCGATGCAGTCCTTCCTAAACCTTGAAGGAAAACACCCATCGGGCTTAACTCTTGCGCTCTTTGAAGTGTTTGTGCTGCACCCAATCCACCTTGTAATAAAGCATTAGCAGCATTAGGACTTGCAATCTTTCCACCTAACGCAGAACCAATCGTAAGCGGTTCCATACCAAGAGCTTCGATAGAACCAACAGTTCCAAGTCCAGTCGTAAACGGAGCGTAAGCACCAGTCAGACCTTGACCATAACCACCTAAAAGTCCAGCACCAGTTCCAAACAGTCCAGCACCAAACGCAGTTTGTTGTTGACCAGCTTGCATGGCTTGAGCAGCTAACTGAGCGTCTTGTTGGGCTAAGGCGTTGTAGTAGGCTTCCATCTCAGGAGAGGCGGCACCAAGACCGGCAGCACCGCTAGGACGGGCAGAAGTGCCGCCTACGGCTAAACCACCACGACCAGTCTGGAATAACCGGTTTTGCAGTTGAGCAAATTGGCGCTCTCTGGAAGGCGCTAAAAGCTCTTGTTGCTGTGCAATATACCGTTGAGCTGCTTGTTCAGGAGATTCTGCGAGATATTGTTGGCCTAATCCAAACAGTCCAGTAGCGGCTGTTTGTAAGGGGGCGTAAAGACCAGGGGCTTGTTCAGCAAATCCAAGACCTTGACCAGTAAGGGCCATAATCCTGTCTTGGTAGGCTTTAAGCTCTGGAGAGACTTCATATCCAGCAGAGGATACTCGACCAGTCGTGGGATCGTACCCAAATTGGGATTGACCGAACCTAGTCGTAATTCCAATAGGTCGGAATCGCGCTTCTTCAGCGGCGATCCTTGCGGCTTCAATTTGAGCTTCAGCAGATGTTCTGGCAGCAGATTCAGCCGCAGAAGCTTGCTTTTTTGCTCCCATATACCCTAAGACACTAGGGGCTACAGCGGCAACAATTTCACCCATAATTTTCTCTCCAGAGATACAGCTTTCTAGTTATTCCATCTAAACATTTGCAAAATTCAACTACCTTAAAACCTGTTATCAAAGACCATTTGCGCATCTTTTCATCGTCTATAAACGGCATTGCGTATATCGGTTGTTTCTGTTTTCTAGCCCAATCATTCCAATCTTTAACAAACTCTTTTTTGATACTTTTCGTCCACTTGAAAACATCCATGTGAACAAATAACAAACCATTTACGTCTTCTGTGTAGATAATGTAATCAGGTTTAACAATAACTGGTTCTTTTTGACTCATATTGCTTTATGTTATTGATCTCCAAATGCCATAACAAAAACACTTGAAACATCTGTATAGGCACCAGTTCCGGTCTGAAAAACTCCAACGGTAAAACTAGAAGTAGCTGAAGAACGCCATGCGACTGCATAAGGAGAGTCTTTTGCAGTTCCAATAACTACATAATTTGTTCCGCTAAACGCAGTGGTTAAGTTAATAGTGTAGTTTCCAGTAGAGTCTCTTGTTACAGAGGTAACGTTATATCCAGCAGAAGGTGAATTAGTGCCAGTTAAGGTTCCATCAAATTTACACCATGCTTTTGCAGCCGATGGATGATATTGCTGCCTACCTGGCGTAACCATTTTTGTGGTAGTTGTTGCTGTTTCTTGTTCAGATTGAGTTGCAGAAATATCTTGTGATGCAAAATTTGATCCGTCAGACACTAATACATTGCCACTTGTACCGGCGGACGTTATGCCTGTACCACCATTAGCGACAGGTAATGTGCCAGAAACATGAGTGGTCAGACCAATCTTTCCGTATGACGGAGCCGTACCAACACCACCTGAAATCAATGCGCTTCCAGTAGCAACATCAGCAAGTTTAGATAAAGCAGTCGTGGTCGATGCGTAAAGCAGATCACCAACAGCGTAACTGCTATTTCCAGTTCCACCGGAAGTGGCGGCTAAAGCGGTAGAAAACGTACCTGTCGTAGCAGAAAGAGTAGGGATCGTAACTGTACCAGTGAACGTCGGGCTTGCTAAATCAGCCTTCGTAGCAATCGCAGTTGCAATGTTATTGTATTCAGTATCAATCTCAGTACCTTTGACGATTTTATTAGTATCGCCAGCAGGTAAAGTATCTTTGGTCGCAAAATTGGTGCTTTTGGTGTAATTACTCATGATTGTTCCTAACTAAGTTTTCCGTTTTTGGCCTGAATTTCAATCTTTTGAATACTTAATGCAGCGCCATTGATATTAGATTCATATCCAGTTTGAACCAGTTTTCCTGTTCCTGTACCAGATACAGTTAAAGTCTGTATAAGTTGTCCATTACTGTAATAAGCTACAGGAGATCCATTAGATCCATATTCAGCGGTTCCGTATTCAGAAATGCCCTGAGTAGGAATTAAGGCATTATCAGATAAATAATTGTTAGTTAAATCAAATGCCCACTTAAATGTAACGTATTGATTTGTTCCGCCAATAACAACAATAGAGATTCTTTTAAGTACAGAAGTCTGAGCAACATTACCAAGATCAGCATAGTTGGTGTAATACTGTAGCCTATAGGCTACACCATCGTCTTGGTATCCATAGTATTTCATTACATAACCAGTTTTACCGAACAACAAATCTCCGTTAGCTCTGGAATAAAGAGATTTTGGGTCTATAGAATTCCAAACGGTTACTCGTAAAGAACCATCTTGTAATTGACCCCTGGTATCAAAACAGTAAACCTGTTTAACAGAGGGTAGCGTAATCAAATAAATAGCATTTCTTTCTGAAAATACAGACTTAATCTTTGTTAAATCTTCACCAGAAACAATAGCCATTAAGTCATTACGCACATTCTTTGAAAGATCGCGGAATGGAAGCGATTTCTCTTGAATAGTCCTCATTAACGAACGAATACCAGTGTTTGAAAGGAACAGAATATCTGTACCAATGGCTTTAACACTATCTCTAGCAATACATCCAGTACCAATGATTGCATCATCTAAAACCAAATCATCTGGAGTCGTTGCGTTTTTATAGACAAGAATTTGATTCTTGCCAAAGATAAATAAGTATCCGTTATGAGATGCAAGAGATTGAATCTCGTCTACACCTTGACCCCATACTCTTGATACATCAAGGCTTCCAGAGGTTCCGGTATTCCAAATATGGCCAGCAAGTAAATCTGAGAATGAGATAGTGACTTTATCTGTAGATGTATTAGCCACCCATAACCTACCGTAAGCACTTAAAACGATGTTTGCGCTAGGTACAGTTCCAGAATATCCTGTCTTTTCTGACACTCTGCGATAAGTAGTAGTACTAACGGCAGGATCGTAAATTAACGGATCATGACCAGTCTGAAAGAAGTATGCGATATTATTTAAAGTCGCAATACTCCAGTTGTTAGCTGAGATAGTAGGTGCAGATCCACCACCACCATAAGTCAACTCAACAACTACATTACTAGAATTAAGTTTGAATAACTTGTTATTCGCAGCAAATACAATCGTTGCTGTTCCATCTGACTCTACAAGCTCATGTAATGCCTCAATGTCGTTTGCACCAACAGCACCAGAACTTGAATTTACCTTTGTATAACCTTTTCTTGAGCCAATTCGACCATATTGGTCAATAATGCAATTCGTCGCATTTAAAGCGAAACCAGCGGCCAAGTCCAAAGGAGAGTCTTGGGTGTTTAATCCATAAAACCCAGGGGCCGCGATGCTGAATACTTGAAGTGCTTGTGACATTAGATAGCAATAAATTCTTGAGATTCAGGATAACGAGTGGCTTCTAAAGCAATGTAATCTGAGAGCATTTGACGATAAAGTTGATAAGCCTCTGAACTGTTAAGTCCTCCATCTTCACCACGCTCGACCAATGCCCTAGCATAAGCATTTTGAATTACAAGATCATCGGCCACCTTAATAACAGTAGAGTCTGAAGATAATTCAGCTTGAGGAATAATAAGAGAAAATTTAAGCGAATAAACGCCATCAGGAACAGGAAATACGTTTACTTTGGTGTCGTAACTACCGTCTACGCCGTTAAAAGCATAGTAAGTAGGAATTGTCTGAGCAGGGGTACCAAAGCTCAAATACCGATTCATTTCAGCAAATGAAATGTTTTGCAGCGGGATCATTGACGTTACATTAATGGCATCTGAGACACGGAATTTATTACCACTACCAGTAACAGAATATGAACTAACTCCAGCAGAAGTAGTTACAGTTACATTGGTAAATAATGCGTTCCAGTTAAACGCATCTTCTACTTGGCGTTTCGCATCGTTTACAAACTTACCAATAAGAGTAGAGTAAGACGTTTGCGTAACGGTAGATACCTGGACTTCACGGAGCCTGACCAGAACATCATTAACCGCTTGTAAGTATGTTTTGCTCATTCTCGCTGATTTCCTTTAACAACGAAGGTTAAAATCACAGTAAAAGCACTCCCAGATTCAGGAGTTACTCTTACTTGATCGCCTTCTTCTAATACAACATAAGCTCCACCATCAAACTTTAGATAGTCTTTTGAGGTAAAGTTGTACTGACTTAAAATATCATAAGTAGCTGACGCACTAGAGTCATACCAAGACAAAGTAATATGCTTAGTCGATCCGCTTGTATTAAAAAGATAAGAAAGATTCCATAGCGCACGATAACCAGTCGGCACTGTGTACAGTGTCGAGGTAGATCCAGCAGTCGGGGTTGCGCCTACAGAATATTCCCGCATCAGAAATCCTTAAGTATCAGTAAGGAGGCCCGATGCGGGTTGTCACCTAGAGGTTTTGCAGAGAATACCATAAATCAAAAGGAAATCACCACTTAAC